ATTAAGGATTCACTTGCAGATGATTCGAAAAATTTTGTGCTTGCGCACGAGTTAGGACATTCAGTATTACATAAAAATTACGGTGATCAAGTCTTTACTCAATCCGATAATGACCGTCAGCGAATTCAAAAAGCTGAGTTAGAGGCAGATCGGTTTGCGGATAAACTTATTAATTTATTAGAACGGAGGAATGAAGGATGAGTGATTTGACAAAAATTTTTGAGTACAATGGTAAACAAATTAGGACGGTTATGGTTGATGGAGCACCGTGGTTTGTGGCTAAAGATGTGTGTGAAATTCTTGATATAACAAATTCACGAGATGCGGTAAGTCGTCTTGATGAAGATGAAAGGGGAGTAGTTTTAACCGACACCCCTGGCGGGACCCAAGAGGTTCAGGCGGTTAATGAGGCCGGAATGTATTCTCTTGTTCTTAGTAGTCGTAAGCCAGAAGCGAAGCAATTTAAAAGATGGGTAACACATGATGTGCTTCCATCAATCCGTAAACATGGGCTATATGCCGTTAATGAACTTTTGGACAATCCTGATCTAATGATTCAGGCGTTAACTTCTTTAAAGCAAGAACGCGAAAAAAACCAGCGGTTGGAGTTGAAATCCGCACAGCAGGAGCAAATCATCAATGAGTTGACACCAAAGGCCACCTACTACGATCTGATCTTGCAAACCAAAGCAGCTATATCAATTACTCAGATAGCTAAAGATTATGGTATGACCGGTACTGCTATGAATGCATTGCTTCATGAGTTAGGTGTTCAGTACAAGCAGGGTGATATTTGGCTGCTGTATCGAGAACACGCCAAGATGGGCTATACTACTTCTAAAACCCATAATTATACCAATAGCAGATATGAGCAATGCAGCAAGTTACATACTTACTGGACGCAAAAAGGTCGACTTTTTATTTATGATCTGCTTAAAAGCCAGAAAGGAGTGTTGCCATTGATTGAGCGAGATGGGTTGCGTCTTGTTTCCAATAAATAGACATGTTAACATGCCATTAGCAAGCAACTTAGCAAGTATTTCTGGAAGTATTTCTAGAAACACTTGTGTAAAACACCAAATTGGGTATAATAAAGGTAGGTTAACAACAGCAAAACGCCCTGCGTCAACAGAGCGTTTTGCATTGGAATAGGGAGGTTATCTGAAGAAGATAACTACTTGCTTAGGCCTGAGTGAGATTATTGCTAGTACAATAATCAGCCAAACAAGTACCCGTGGAGAAATCCACACGGAAATCACCTCCTTATTCAGTTTAGGGACAGGGGCGAATCCTGTCCCTTTAACATTATACCTCAAGCTTTTTTAATAACCATGATGAATTTTCCTGTTTTTCAAAAAAATTATCCCTCGACGTATCTGTCGGGGGTTTTCTTATGCTTAAAATTAAAGGAGGAATTTATAATGTCAATTATAAATAGTCCCAATTACATTATCAATCAGCACCGTAAAGAAGCCCATGAAAGAATGGTTAAAGAAAATATCAAAATTGAACAAGAAGCCCTTGAAAAAATCCGCAATGATTTAGGCAGAGCCAGCCTTTCAAATCTTAACCCAGATGGGCTAATATCCAACCGGGCAGTACCGTGGAATTTTGATCATCTCAAAACTTGTGCAGCGGACAAAGACTTTGGAGACGATCTGATTTTCCTAATGATGGTTCGCAACAGGGAACGGGAAGATTTAGAAAAAGCAGCCGAAGCAGTAGTTGATATTTTTCAGAAAGAAAGGTTTACCGTGTCAGAGGCATTGCTCTTTTTAAAGCATATTGAAGGGCTTGTGATGGCAAGCCCGGTTAACTATTAAGATTAGGCAAATAACTTTGGCCACCAGGAGTAAGTTGATTGCAGTCACTGCCGATACAGTGATTGGTTTTAGAACATTTCTGATGAATACAAACCTTGGAATAAATACCACCAGCGGCGGTCATTCTGTTTTCCTTAGAGATGTAAGTACGAATGACCGGCACCTGTTTTGCCAAACGGCTGCAATGCAATAAAAGAGTTTCAGTTGTCTTTATAATCTATCACTCCAAATTGCTTCGGCTGTAATCCCAATTTTCTAGATAGTAAAAATAAATCCTGCAGTAAATCGGGGAGGTGAGCTTATGGATATCAAAGATAAAATAGAGCAGTATGATGAAATGATTGTATCACTTGTACAACAAAACTTGCAGTTGATAAATGATATTGAGAATTGTGACCCAGATATGTTAAAGCCAAGAGCAGATATTTTAAAAATTGCAGTAGAAAACGCCCATATTTTACACAAGACATTATTTAATCTGAATGTTGATGCTCCTCCACAAAATAATGCGCCCAAGCCAATTTCATCAAAGCAAGCCTGTGAGAGTATTAAAAACATAATGAAAGAACTCTCCGCAGGGGTGCCTGATGATGGTTTGAAAACCAGGGATATAGAAATAGAAGATATCATCATTCTCACGAAAGACGGGACGATCAGGCATTTTGAAGCCTAATAAATCGGATTAATAATTGATGCCGTGTTTCATGCGAAATTCGATATATTCTTTAAAGGCTTCCATGCATACTGTGACAGCGATTTTAGCGGCTTTCTTTTCTTCTTCAGTAGAAAAAGCAACATCCATCTTTTTTTCTAAAGAAGCTTGTATGGGAGTGAGAATTCTCTCAATCTGTTCTTTGCGGAGATCAGATGAGGATGAAGAATAGGTAGTCTCTTTAAATTTCATAATATTCCTTTCTGCTTGGGCGCTATATCAATTTCGTTACAAATAGCTAAAATATCCTTCATTAGGAGGTGATCCCATGGCAACACATAACGCAACAGCCAGCTCAGTCCCAGAACTTTTGCAAAGTATAGCAGCATTTCTGACCAGCGAAGCCGAATTCGGTACCGGCAACGCCTGGCAACTGATGCGGCCGGGAACTCTGGAAGATGTAACAGATGAAGTGATTCTAAAAGGCGTCGGCGATGGGCAAGATGCCATATATATTGGCCTTAAGATTAAGCCTGGTGCAATAAGCGGACAGCAGGATATTGTGCTAAACGGCTTTGCCGGTTACGATCCAGGGCTTGCCTGGGAAGAGCAGCCTGGCGGTATCTATCACGCCAAACTGCCGACATTGGCGCTAGTGGCTGATGTCTATATGACCTACTGGATCAGCGCGAATACCAGCAGAGTCATTATTGTGGTAGAGCTGTCCAGCCAGTATGAATGCGCCTATCTTGGCCTTATGAAACCGGTCGCAGTAGAGCGTCAGTATCCTTATCCCATGGTGATCGGGGGCAGCTACATCGAGGGCGGTATATGGACCAATAACGGACCAGGGCACAGCGCTTTTACCAATCCTGGCTCAGATAGTTATGCCGGTCTTGGTAATTTCGGTGCTGCACCTGTTGATCATGCAGAAGAAAACACCACATCGCTCCGGGTCCGGCGTCCGGACGGATCATGGCGTAGCGGCTTGAATCGCAGCAACAGCAATGCGGCTATGAAGTTTGAAAAGCTGTGCGTATGGCCAACAAATACCGAACCAGTCAGAACGCTCACCGTTTATGACAACTCCTTAACCATCGAAAACGTGATCATGTACCCATTCCTGTTATACGAAAGCCACCCGGTCGGGCTGATCGGGCAGCTTGATGGAGTTTACTGGATCGGCAACCGCGAGGACCTGGCGGCCAAAGATAGCATTATCTATAACGACAAGGTGTATAAGGTGTTCTGCAACGTGTTCAGGCGTGACAATGATCAATATTTCGCAATTGAATGGGCGTGATTAGAATGCCGCACATACACGGATATGCAAACGATTTTGATGATTTAATTAGCAAAATAATCACCTGGTCCACTGATGCGGAGATCCATGGAGCTGATGCCTGGGAACTCATCAGGAACGATCCCTGGCCACGTGGTACCATTTTAAAAGCACATGGCTTTGAACCCGGAGAACACTTCTATATCGGGCTGATGCCCAGGGTCATCGAAAAGGGTAAGACCTATAAAGATTGGTTTATGCAAAAGTCAGTGCTAGCTTCCAACTTCGTTTGGTCGCTTAATGGGCTTAAAAAGTCGGGGGCGCCGTTTACAGTCAGCAATTCCAGCGTGACGACCACCGATACAACTCCGAACATTACCTACAGCTTTAGTGACATTGACATTTTTGCCGCATCTGCACAGGTTATGTGGATGGGGATTTTTAAACAGTATTCAGCGGAGTTGGACTGGCATGAGCAGCCTGGCGGGATGGTTTTTAAGGACGTTCCCGTCAGGCCAATCTATTACACAATCTCCGGAAGCAACACTTTGCAAGCCTTTGCGCCGCCGCTCTATCCTGGTGCCGGGTTTCCGGCGATCGGTATGGACTATGCCGGTCCTCTGGCCGGTTATCTGGAATACTGGATTACCAAGGATGCTCACCGTATGATCCTGGTCACAAAGAACCGGGAATATTGGGATGTAGCCTATTTAGGATATATTGAGCCATATCATAATGGAGAGTATGCCCTACCGGCTGCCGTCATCGGTGGAACTTCCGGAGCTGTTCAAAATGGGAAGGATGTTATCCTGTCTCCTGGCGCATCGCCAAGCGTATCAGCGGGAATTCAGTTTGATTACCGACCGAGTAATTGGGCACTTGTGCATGGCCTGCCAACTTTTGCGGCCAGTCCGGTTGATAGCAGCCAGGCATTGTCTCAAGTGCAGCTCATGCTGCCGGATGGCCGCTGGCAATCATTTATAAATTGGAGTCAGGGAGAAACAGCCTATCCTAACATTGTGAATAGTGTTTTAACAGGGTATATTCATGTCCGTGACTTTCCTGTGCGATCAGGTACCGGTCATTATATTCGTCCCACCGACAGCTCCACAGTTGGTACAACGCACGTATACCGGACGCAGGGTGATCTGTTAACCTACCAGCTTGAACCGCTTGAATTTGTACAGGGAACCAGCCAGGCCAAGAACCTGTTTGGCCGCGCCTGGCGTATGTATTGGCCGAGCAGCCGCGTAGCCCAATACGGCGAAATCATCATTGATGACAAGCTGCACCTCATGCTGCCCAATGCCTGGGAGGGCCGCCGCTTTAGCCTGTCGTCCGGCCGGACAACCAGCAATAATCCGGATGAGATTTTTGCCCAGGAAGCAGCAATCGAGGCGATATCCAGGCAAATGAATTGTCTCATACGATTGGAGGATTAATATGGCTTATTTAAAAGTCGAAAACGTAATTAGCCCTGATGATCTATTGCTTAAAATCCGGGATTTTGCCATTGACCAGGGTTGGACGGTGTTAGAAAACCTAACGCCCGATCTTCCCCTCGATGGCGGGGAAGTCAGCGACGGCTTGCGGCTGACCATCAAGAGTCCTGGCGATGATTTTGTGATCGCCAATTTCCGCAGCGCCAACAGCAAGAAAATCTTTGAATCACAGGCCAATACCGACAATGCTTACGGGATTGGTCTTACTTGTTCCACCGGCTATACCAGCAACCCGCCAAGCGGTAAATGGTATGATCAGCCTGGCGCCACCAAACACATATCACAGCAGGTCATCGGCGTTGGCATACCGGTTAAGCAGGGCAGCAGCTATACCCTTTACCTGAATGCGATCACGCTGCCGGCGCCATTGATGGTCGTATCTTTAGAATATGCTCCAGGCGTTTTTCAACACCTGGCCTTTGGCGTTACTCAGAAGATCGGCGCCTGGACGGGCGGTATTATCTACAGTGGCAGCCGTAACAGTTACAGCATGTTTACGGCATCGGCAAGCTTTGATCCGGTCGATATTGAAGGGGAAAGCAACCCGCTTTTTGCGATGGCCAAGAATGCCAGCACCTTCTTGCGCTGCGACATCGATGCGGCACCGCAGCGCTTGCCGGCCGTATTTTGGGCCAGCGCCGGAGCCGATACAACCGGCATCAGCAATGCTTTTACCGGAAAAATATTAGGACTACCGGTCAAGAACAAGGACACTTTGACGGAAAGCTGGGACCCGAAGATCCCGCATTATGCTTATCTGCAATCTCAGGAGCCGACCGACATCGGCCGCAATGTGAACACACTCAACTGCATTACGGTCAATTTACCGCTTGCCCTTTATGTGCAGCGGGATCCAGACGGACTCAGAAACTTTAGCCAGTGCGGTTATGTACCGGGCGTGTATTTTGTTTCGACACGCAACATTGCACCGGCACAAACCTACGAAATCAGCTATCCGGAATCCGGGCAGCTGCACCAGGTCTTTCCGTTTACCCGGCGTGGTGGTATTTATGGCTATGATGGCTTTTCGGTCAAGCAATAACGGAGGTGGGGCGGCGTGAGAAACGGAGCCATGTTCATGGACATCGGAGGAATGACTGTTGACAATCCAAGCCTGGCGCGAGCGCCGCATCCCTATTACAATGTCCGGATAAAGCCGCTTGGCCAGCTGGGTTTTGATGCCGACCAGGTCAAGCATGGCAATGAGCTGACCTGTGATGATCTGGATGCGCTGCGCATTCCCTGGGGCTATACCATTCCGGAAGAATATATCGAGTTGCACGAAGACTGGAGCTATGTTTGGGACCTGGGGGCTGAGGCGCTCATTATTACAAACGATTCGCATATTACCACTATCCATCCGGGCATCAAAACTGTCAGGGACCTGGCCATTACCTTTGATGTCTTTGAAAGCTCACAGTTTGTCATAAAAAGATCGGCTTCAGCGGAATTTGATGTTTTCCTGGTTGCCGCCAAAGTCATGCAGCAGAAAGGAAGCCGTCAGGATGTCTATCGCTGGGGCGAAACTGATCAATATCTAAGCGGCTCTTATCACATTGATTTTTGCCGCATGATCGGCTGGCTATCGGAACTTGAGAATATTGCCAATGGCGGCGATCAGCTGATTGTGATCGACCAGGGCGAGCTTTATGATGGGGAATATCAGCCGCGCAGCATTCTGTTGGCTGCGATTCGGGAGTTGGTACAAAGCGGCCGGTACCCAATTAACATTCTGCCTGGCCAGCAATGCCAAGCCGGTCAGCGGCAGCTTATAACGCACCAGGGCCTTATGGCTGAAGCCGGTCAGCTTGTCTTGATTTATTTATTTGCCGGCAAGCTGCTCCAGGGGTCGGCCCCGGTCTTTGAACCGTGGATGCTCTATCCAATCTTTCAATGGTTTGTCCAGGGCCGCAATATAAGCAGTAAGAACCGGACCTTTGACTTGTCGCCGTGGTGGGGGTGAGAACTTGGCAGACGCACAACTATCTGAAACCTTGGAATTCTTAACACAGATTCACCGGTCTTGGGATGGCACCGAACAACGGGCAGCCTTAAGACCGGTACCGCGCCGGTACCTCAGTTATGAATATATCGGCATAAAGACATGGCAAAGCCAATACCTAAGGGCTTTAACCTACAGCCAGCAAACGCAGCTGCTGCAGTTTCCACTCTGGCATGCAGCGGCCGCACTGACCACAAATGCTCCGGCTGGGACGTCCGTTCTAGCGGTGCAGCCGGACAAATTATGGGGCTATCGCGGTGTCAGCGGCGTCATGTTGTGGCAAAATGACAACCTTGGTGGCGAAGTATTTCGGCTTAATGGGTTGGCCAGTGATGGGACAATCGCGATCGGCAAAGAGCTTGAAGAAAACTGGCACCGTGGCCAGGCTACCATATGCCCGGTTGGCTGGGGCGTGCTGCAGCAGGAAGATAAATATGTTAACGTGCATTCTGCGCTAACGACCATGCAGATCAATGTGGAGCTCATCATGGACCAGGAGGCGCCGCTTTTTCCGACCGCCATGGATGAATACCACGCAGAACCGTTTACTTTACCCTGGGGACAGGGATTCCCTGCGCAGTACCAGGGGGCTGAAGTCTTTATGATGCCGCCGCCATGGACGGATGATATTAGCGCAAGCTTTTCACGCAATGCCAACCGTCTGGATAACCAGACCGGCGCTTTCCGCTACGACCTGAAAAGCACTGATCCAAGCGAAACAAAATCCATTGACTATATCACGACCAGCCGCGCAGAAATTAACAATCTGCAGCGGTTTTTTTGTCGTTTAAAAGGCCGGCAGAAAAGCTTTTGGGCACCCACCTGGTTGAGCGACTTAGAATTGGCTGAAGATGCACCGGCCGGCCGAAACTATCTATTGGTCCAATGGCCGCTCTATTGGAAATATTACGCCCTGGGCCAGCGGCGTAAAAGCCTAATTGCGTTTATGCGGGATGGGTCAGCCAGGCTGATCAAGATTGCCGGTTACTCGACGGATTTGTCCGGCGATCTGGGCAAGGTCTACCTGGATGAATCCTTAAAGCAGCCACTTCTTTCCAAAGATATTTTAATGCTGTCATATTTGTGCCGGTACCGGCTCGACAGTGATGTTTTAACAACCAATTATGAAACAACGGATGTTGCCAATATGACTTTTGGTATGACGGAGGTGAGCCAATAATGGCTGAAAGCAATATTGCAATTTATGAGGATTCAGTCCAGGATGGCCAGCCGATCGAATGCTATAAATTTACCTATCAGGGTGTGAACTATTTATATACTTCGCACTGCCGGGATGTGGAGATTATCTTCCCAGGTGGCCAGTCAGAGAAGTATATTGCCGAATATATCGAACGGCCTGCCATTAAGCCGGCCAGTAAAGGCGATACCGACAGCATGGTGATTGATGTTTCTAAAGATCATGTGATTGCCAAGCTGTGGCAGGGACCGCCTCCGGAAACGCCGGTTACCGTCAAAATCTACCGTCTACACGAGCAGGACCATAGCAAGGTGGATGTCGTCTTTTATGGACGAATCAGCCAGGCGAACTTTTCTGAGGACAGCAAGTGTCATCTGGCCGCAAAGCTGGAAAACTGGCTGAGTAAGGAGATCCCATCCGGCAAGCGGCAATATTTTTGCAATAACGTGATTTTCGATACCAAATGCCGGTTAGTTAAAGCCGATTGGCTGGTGGATGCCGTGGTGGACCGGGTGACCGGGCTTTATGTGTATTCACCTAAGTTTGCCGAATATCCGGACGATTATTTCACCGGCGGCTCTTTTTATTATGCCGGTAATGTACGGATGATAAGTGAGCATGAAGGCGACCGGGTTAAACTGAAATACCCATTTATTTCGGCGCCGCGCAATGATATTCAGCTGACGCCCGGCTGCAATCACCTGTTCCGGACTTGTGCGCTTAAGTTTCAAAACACGCTGAATTTTAATGGCTTTCCCTATGTGGCGCCGACTGATCCGGAAAAGAATCCGACCGGCAAAGGCGTGTACTGGATTGATTCCTTGGTGGTGCAGCGTGATACCAATGGCTTTGTCGGCACCATTGAGCTGTGAGGAGGTGAGAGCATGCCCATGAATCCATATGTCGGCTGGGGAGTATCTTCGCTACTGCTTTGGCTGGTCAATAAAGGATCCGGTTCGGAGCAGACAAAGCCCGAACCGAGCGATTTAAGTATTTCGGAAACAAAAGTCGGGACCCCGGTTCCGGTCGTGCTAGGCAGGACACTGGTAAAATCGCTTATGCCTATCTATTATGGGGATTTTAGCGCCAAGGCCTATACCGAAACCTATGCGGCGCATGCCAAGTTTCCCGCCTGGCCGATGATTCTGCAAGGGCTGTTAATGTGGGCAACAGCGCCGGTAACCGGTCAAACTGTTGAAGGGACTGAGAGACCACATACGCATCCATCTACCGGAGGGCAAACAGGCCCACCAAGCCAAGAACACGGCCATGGACACAAAGAGAAGATCGGCCCTGAGATCCTAATGATGTTTGCGCAATGGATTCTGATGTGGCTTATTAATGGCCGCAACTTAAAGACCACTATGCAAAAGGGCTTTAAATATTACCTGGGCTATCAGCAGCTGGTTTGCTGGTCGGCTCCGGGGCTGCGGCTGCGGGCCGTTTATCTTGGTCAAAACAAAGTCTGGGAAGGGGATGTTTCCCGCGAATCGCTGAATGGTCAGCCGCTCGTAATTAACGTCAATGACGATCAGCTCTTTGGCGGTCCTGATGAAGGCGGTGGTTTTATCGGTGAGCTGCATGTCTATCTTGGCGGCGAAAACCAAATGCCGGATCCCTGGATGGTCCAGCAGATGCATGCCGATACCGTGCAGGAGGAGCTGCGCGGACTGACACCGGCATACCGTCCCTTTGTATCGATCGTAGTGCCTACCGCTTACGTGGGAAAACAGGCCACCATTCCGGAAACCTGGGTGGAGCTGCAGTATTGTCCCAATGGGTTAGGCTTAGGGCAAATTGATGAGGATGCCAATCCGGCGGAGTTGCTGCATGAAATCCACGTCAATTCCGATTGGGGGTTGTCGGAAAGTCCAGAGCTTTTGGATGTGGATTCCTTAATCACGGTTGGCCAAAAGCTAAAGACTGAAAAGCTGGGGCTTACCGTTCCGATTTCTCAGACTGGCCAGGCTAGAGAAATCGTGGATTCTATTTGTGAGCATGTCAACATGGTCAGATACATTGATCCCAGGACCGGGAAGCTGGTTTATAAGCTGATTCGCGATGATTATGATGTGGCCACGGTGCCAATCATCAATGAGAAAAACTGTGAAACCGTTAATTATACCCGCCTGGATTGGTCGGAAACAATCTCGGAAATATCAATTTCATATACAGATCGGCAGGCCAATTATGAACAGAGCAGCATTTCTGATAATGACCCGGCCAATATTGAAATTAACAACGGATCAAAGGCGACGAAGAGTTATGATTATCCCTACTTTACTAACGCTGAAAACGCTTTGTGGGCCGTAAAGCGAGAGCTCCGGCAACAAGGTTATCCTTTGGCCTCAGTTACAATCGAAGGGAACCGAACCCTAGCAGCTTACCGTACCGGTGAAGTGCTCTGCTTAAACTGGCCACCCCATGGGATTTCCAATATGCTTCTTAGGATTACCGATGTTGATATTGGCGATTTTGTTGATGGCAAAGTAAAAATAGAGGGAATCGAGGACGTCTTTGGTCTTGAGAAAACCGAATTCGGTTTTTCCGGGTCAACAGAGTGGAAGTATGGCGCCAACTATCCGAGCGGTGTCCAGTATATGAACTACCTGGAATTACCCTGGGAATTGCAGCAGGAACAGGATAGTTTTGTGGTGGCCATGGCCGTGAAGCCTGACGCCAAAACCATGCTATGGCAAGTGTGGCGTAAGCAAGGTGAGGAATGGGAAAAGACCAGCAGCATGACGCAATGGACTGCAGCCGGCAGGCTTTCCCATAGTCTGGATAAGTTTGGGGCTGCTGAGGATTTAACCGGGTTTGAGATTGAAGATTTAGGCGGCGTCGGTGAGCTGCCGCAGGATCCGGATAATATCGTTACCGCGCGTAAGGGCGGCAATATTTTGGTGATAGGGTCTGAGCTTATGGCCTATAGCACACTGGTGCAGCTGCCCAATGGCCACTTCCAGGTCAAGGGCATTATTCGTGGGATTTTCGACACAGTGCCGGTAGACCATGCACCGGGTGAGGTCATTTATTTCCTGGAGCCTGGGACCTATACCAATGTGCTGCTAGATGGCCCGGTCGCCCAGGCAGGATTGACTTCCTCCGGGACCTACAACATCACCACGGCGACAGCTGATGCGGACGAAGAATTTGATCCTAAAAAAGCCAAATCGATTACAACCTATCGCCGATCGGAGCGACCGAACCCGCCTGGCCGCTTCCGAATGAGCGCTCATTTACTCAATAATGCTGTTTCCAGTGAATCTTTAGTCGGTGATCTGCAGCTCACCTGGGTACCGCGCAGTAAGCTCACCTTTGGTGTCGTATCTCAAGATGATCAGGTTAATTATTGGTCTGGGCTGGCATTCGAGGCCCCGGAGGGGACGGATTATCTTTTGCGAGTCTATGTGGGTACCGAAACGGTCGCGACCTATACCGCAGCTGAACCCCATTTTACTTACTCCTGGGCGCAGCGCTGCAAGGACAGCCGAAACCTTACTGATCCAACCCGGCTTGTATTGCGATCCAGGGTTAACGGCCTTGAATCGCATCAGGCTCATGAACGAACGTTTGAATGGAAGGTACCGTTTTTGACTGATGGTTGTGTGAGTGCAGCTGAAGCATTTTCCCGGTTGTCCGCATGGGGTAGTTTTGACCGGATTACTGTTCCAGCCGGCGCATCTAATGGTGAATATTCTGTCTTGTATAAGGATATGCCGGTCCTGATTCTCGGTGAGAAATTCGATACTCCTGTCCTGGACAGCATTGAGTGCCAGGATGGCAAGTGGATTATAGCCAACGGGCAAATGCTGGTCATAAACGGCCAGAACAGCGGTAACATTGTCCAGATGCAAGAGGGCTTTACACTACAGCAATTCGGCAAGAATTACCGCTGGTATGGCGATAAACTGGCAGAGGTGCAGATTGGAGGTTAGACTATGTCAACAACACCGAACTTAGGCATACCCTTGCTTGAAGGAGCTGATGTTTTAGCGAGGCAAAAATTTAACGAAGCGCTGCAGCATATCGATACTGCAGCGCTTCCTGTTGACCACGTTGGCAGCAAAGCGCACTGGCCGATGTGGGAACCCAATAAGGAATATTTCCTTGTGAATGTTGTTCGCACTGAGACATGCCCGGAATGGGGCTATTTGGAGTGTACTCAGGCAGGCATTTCCGGAAGCGTGGTGCCGGCAGGCCTTTTCGGGGAGGGTGACACCAAGAACGATGGATCTGTTATTTGGACACTCAGGCGCATAGGCGGCGGGACCAAGCACGGGGATTTAACTGGAAGGACGCTACCTGATCAGCATCCTATTCACGCAATCACCGGACTACAAGCCGCTTTGGACAGCAAGGAAAATCCGGAAAATAAAGGGCAGCCGGATGGCTATGCCAGCCTGGATTCTACGGGCCATATCCCTATCACTCAACTGCCAGCGAACGTGAAGGAAATGCGGGTTGTAGCCAATATTGCCGCACGAAATGCATTGATTGCTCCAGAGCTTTACGATGGGCTGCGGGTGAGGGTGCTGGATGCGACTGCCGACCCGTCGGTTGCAGAAGGCTGGGCTGAATATGTTTGGGATGAAACCACTGCAGCATGGATCAAATTGAGTGAGAAAGAAAGCATGGACGTGGTGCTTAAATGGGGGAACCTCCAAGAGGTGCCGCAGGTCGTAAAGGATCTTGGGGATACAGGTGGCCGGTTAACTTATAAAGGTGAGCCGGTTCATACTGATGTGAGGGCGGTTACTTTTATTGGTGGAGAAGCGGAAATCCTTTATCCCTGGTCCGGAGCAGTGCAGCAAATTAAGATTATTTCCAGTGAGGCCAGGCTGGAGGATTTGCAGTTTAATGTGGAGCTGCAAGCTAAAGCGGATTTCATGTCGCAAACAGGGAACTGGCTCCTGGTCGGCGGGGCCACTTTGATTTTGCCGGCAGGTCAGGTTTATAAAGAATATCCGGTTTCGGGGCTTAATGTAAACATCGGGGCCGGCGATGTACTTCGTGCTTCTACCGTGGGCGATGATACTGGTATTACGTTTATTGTAATGATAAAAAACGATTAAGGGGGACTTGGAAATGGCTATTCCTACAGATTATATTTTTACTTCTGGTACTTGTAATAAAAATCAGGTTTATCAATTAATCATTGATAGTCTAGTTAATGCAGGTTGGACAGATATTTCATCGAATCCCACTACCGACTTTGTGGTCTTAAAATCAACAGGTAATACTGAGGATAAAAATCTTATCTTAAATATTCGTCCAACCAATGCCGCTGCTGCAAATTCTGTAGTAACCACTGATTATTGTGTTATGTCGTATAGACTACAGGATACTTATACTCCGGGAACATCCGGAGCAGCTGGAACTTTTGGTAGACCATCACTAGCCTGGACAGCCTTATATTTAGTACCTGTTACTGCTATAACTGTAGCATTAGGGGGCGATACACAAATTAAATATAAAGTATACGCCGATGCTAGTAAATTAATTTTGGTTCTTGAATACCCCAATTCAACAGGATATCAACCCGTTGTAATTTACCTAGGCCAGCCAGACTCTATTTATGTCCCAGAGTCTGGGTCTCGGGGAACACTGGTTGCTATATCCACCACCTCTGTGGCTGCTTCCTCGCTTCAAATATGCAATACTTCAGATGGGGTAGCTAGTGTTACTACCCCATATAGCCTAACCACCTATGCATTATTACCCCCGGGTGACCCTAATAATGCAAACAAGCGTATGATCTCACCAATATATTATGGTAATGCGTCTGAGGGGTTTAGAGGACAGCTGGATGGTGTAAAGTGCATATACTACTCTAACATTCTAACAGGTGACACTATTACTGATGATGATGGAAATGTTTATTATGTTGTGGTTGCTGCAGCCCAGGGTTCCACATCTTTTCCTAGCAGAGCTTTATTAGTAAGAATATCCTAGTGGCTCCTTAAAGGGGTGTTAAAATGTCTACACAGCAAATTGAATATACTAACATAGAAACAGTTAACTGGAATCCTCAGTCTGATGGTGGAAATGTTGTGGATTCTAGGGCATATCAAGCATCTTTTGTACAAAACCGGGCATATGAAACATATGAGGGAAAAATAACAAAAATTGAGGTAAAGGTTCACCCAAACTCCACGATGGGTGGTGCCAAGATATTTCTTATTAACTCATTAACAAATGAAGTTATATATGTATCTGATTCAGTTTCGGTTACTACTTCAAAGAGCTTGGAATGTTACCCAGAAATTATAGTATCTGTACCATTTAGGGTTGGAATTGCTCCAATCTCTGGGGACCTACGTAGTACTATATATGAAGATCCAAGTGAAAACCCTCCCCTAGGGCTTCAAAAAAATAGTAGCCTCACTTATTCATCGTTAATCCTTGGATTAACATGGACCTCAGCATTTAATTATGCACAGTATAGCTTTAGCTCTAGAGTTAGTTTTTTAGTTACTAGGGGGCCGATTAATCTTTCCGGTGAAGAAGTTAACTATAGAAAAGGTTCCAAATCAATAAGCGCCCATAATGCTATTAACTGCAGTGTATTACCATCCGATAAGAACGAAACAAACAGAGAAGGTTCTCTAATTAAACCAGGTATTGGTGATAGAACATTTCAAGATTATCCAGGAAAAATTCTACCAGCAGTTATTCAGGGTATTAGAGATATAACAGAAGCTTTGGGTTGTAAAACGGGTAATATTCGTATCGGTGATAGGGCTGCAGTAAACTCGCATGGAGTATCTTTAAATATCGGCGTGTCATCAGGTGCTGAGTACAAATATAATCTATTGGTGACACCAACCCACCAACATAAAAGTATGCCTGTTAATATTCAGTTGTCGAAAAGATATGGAATTCCCATACTCGGCCAATACTCCTTACAAATAGGGGATATATTAATTGAAGATTATTCAGGGACTGATACTAATTTAGATAGCTTATCATGGTCCCTAAACCCTAGTCAGCTAGCTGACGGAGTGAATAAAGCCAAAATTAGTTTGAAGTATCCTGAACCCCAAAAATTTGAAGAAATATCCTTTGAAATATTTAAAGAAGAAGTCCGGAGAACCTTTGTTGAAAGGCTGTTTCGTAATTATGATGGTGGCTACAGCGGGGATAGACTAAACGCGGCCAATAAATACGGAGAAATTTATCCTTGTTTTCTTGTTCCTGACGGATCTGGCAGCACTTTAATAAAGACAACAGACTTTACTAGCATATCCTTACAAAAATATTTAGATATCCAAGGCATAACTATTGATGCTGAAGGCGCGAGGGTATTGGTTAGTTTTGATAAGGGGACAACTTGGAAGTCACGAATAGACGGGTCTTGGCAGTCGGTGGATTTATCCAATATACCGGCTTACGGAATGGATAATGATACCCTTAATGGTATTACTTTAGCGCAATGGTCAGCAGTGTTTAAGCCAACCTCGATTGATTTTGCTATACACTTAGATAACTCACTAAGTAACTATTATGACTATTCAAGTAATAAACTAATGGGATCTTATTCAGGTAGTACCTCTTATACTTATCTATACCCGCAAGCTGGATATAGGCTAACGGACATTGTATATACCTTGAAAGGGAGATCGGAAGAGCACACGTCTGAACTCCAGTCAC